GGAGATTCGGGATGTGATGGGACCAACCGAAATCCGGAAGGGTTCGACAGCAGAGGTGCGGGGCATGAGATGTCGCAATGGAACATCATTCAGTTTCCTCGCATCGACGACGGTGGAATCAGGAAGGGTTTTGAAATTGGCCCAGCTGACAAGGTACTGCAAGAGACTGCGGGGGCGTGCCTGCCGAATTATCAAATACGTGCGTTCAGTGAAGGAGAATCCAAAAGAAGAGCGAAAGCTCTTTCTAACATTGGGTTTCCCGCCCGTCGCACGGATAAAGAATTCGTAGGTATCGGCCTCGCGTTCGAGGATTGCAGCTACCATGTCATCTCCCCTGAAAATCGCATGAGCGAGTGTGCCGGTTGCGTAGGCAAGTGCGCATTGGTTATAGATTGTCAGAATCAGCCAAGTGATTTGAGTTCCCATGAGTATTCCATTAGTGGAGTAAACACGAGAACCGTCACTGTACTGAATCCAACAGTCACCAAGTACGTACTTGCCAACAGACCGGTCTATCGCGCTCAGGCCCACTGCGTCGCATATAGCGTCCCAAATGGTGAGTGCAATGTCCCGAGGAATCCAATCTGTGGCGGCAGACAAGTCTGCCGAGTACCACATGGACAACCCGGGTTTAATTACTCTCATCATCTGGGACTGGCTTGCGAATTGCTCGTCGGAGCCCTCCAAATCAACGGAGGCATCTTCGACAAGCGACCACAAGCGGCGACGGAGTGTACCTGCGTACAGGTTGAGATGTGCTGGGCCAGCAGTTATTATGCGCACCTTCCCGCCCGACTCTTTTATGGCGTGTGCAGTGTAGACGGGAAGTTTACCGCTTCGGGAGTCCTCAACGGCGGCATCAAGACCCACCTGAATGGTGATTCTGATGTCTTCGTCCATGGACCCCGTCGAGGTAAACACTTCGTCTGGACTAACTGGTTCATAAATGAGTTCTGCCATCGATGCTATTGCTGGTCTTGCACGATCGCTCAACTCTTTGAGTTGCCCGCCTTTCAAGCGGCTAAATTCTGCAGATGCCGACTGGGACAGCGAAACGGCTGTGCGGGAGCGGGGCTTGACGCCCTCACAAATTACAGTCGTGAAGTCTTTTATTATCGACAAGAGGTCAGGGGGCGTTGTAAAACGCCTTACCATGGCAGTCTTGTGGCTAAGAATCGACTTCGCGACCTTCTTTGGAGAAGCGTCAGGTCCGCACCTGCCCAGGCGCGCGAACTGAGCCATTGCGTCGGCACCGGTTGCATCCGAGCAAAAGACGCTCGCGATCGTTGTACGGCGAACCATCTTTACGAGATTGTTAGCTGGTGGAATCGTCTGGGCTTTGATAGAACGGGCTCGACAGTACGCAGCGAAGTTGGAAACTTCTTCCTGTGTAAAGTCGATACCGTTATTCAAAGTCGAGACGACAAACCATCTTCGAATCTTTTCGAGATAGTACGCAGTACTTCGGTCGCTTGCGTTAGACAAGATGAATTTAACCTTATCGGTTATCAACTTGTAGGCAAGGATGAAAGCGGTCCAGAATTTGTCTGCGGCCTTAAGGCGTCGAGACAACTCATGGGAGCGATGCGTGTTAACGTGGTCGTGATCACGTTGGTTGGGATGCTCCGGCTTACTAAGCCTGAAGGATCCGATGTTGTTGTTGGGTCGCGAGGTGTAGGTCATGGACCACACTTTCGCGGAAGCACTAATCAGAGAGTGCACGGGACGCAAGTGGTACGCCCGAGCCCTTCTTCCAAGAAGGCGTCTCGAGGTTGAACCCGGTGTCTCACTCCAGACACGTTGTGGAATTGTGTAAACAATTCTCTTCATGTCTTTCGTTGGAC